AGACAAGTGAGATACCCAAGGTCTAAGGAAACATCCTAGCTTATAAAAGAATATATAAAAAATATAGCCCGCTACATCCTAAAGACCCCCCAGTAGAATAAATAACATAATGAAATGTAAAGAGTGTAAGCGTACACTAAAGAAGATTCACAACACATTATATTACTGTGATAGTTCACCTAATGTGTGTACCTTATCTACAAAATCTATAGACATACACAACATATAGTACCACTACATCTAGTAGCACTATATATAGTAATTAATTGGCATTAAATAAATCTAGTGTTACGAATACGAATACCACCCCCTCAAATTAGCATTCCCATTACTTGTCCGATAACTTATATTATGTTGCATTGTTGCCCTTATGTTTCCTAGGGTTTACAAATAAAAGCCCTGTTTCACTGGTTATTAGATAGTATGTCTAAAAGTACCCTAGATATTTTTTTAAATGGATATGGCATGGGCTGGATTGCTAAGGATTGTTAGATAACACTGAATAAAAAATATTTAAAATACTTGTAACCTTTTGTAACTGCATAGAGTCAAAGCAGTATGAAACAAACAAATACAATTACATTCATGATAGGTGCAAGCGGGAGCGGTAAGTCTGCCCATGTTGCTAAGGAAGCAGCAAGGACTAACGCTTTTGTAATTGACCCTGATGAAATCAAGGCGAAACTAAATAAGGACCAACCACTATCAAAAGAAGTTAACGCGGAGCTGCACCCAGCAGCCAGCGAGATTGCAGCAAAAATGCTCGAAGCGTATTTTAATAATACTGAAGCATTCAAAGATAATTACAGCTGCGATAATGTCATCTTCGATAATCGTGGCAAGTCACCAATAAAAGTACTTAAGAGGATAGAAAAAGCAAAAGAAGCTGGACTAGCTGTAAAGGTTATATACGTAGAAGTGGAGCTTCTCAACTGCTTGTTAAATGTATTCATTAGGAATCTTAAAAGCAACAGGGCTATGTATCTTCAAGAAGTAATCAACGCTTATGAGTCTATGCAGATATCCGTTGCAATATGCAGGATGCTACACGTTACTAAGGTAATAGAGATGCAAACAGTACAAGGATACAGAAGAATAAAATCTAAAAGAATATGTAACCTTCTCAAAGTCGGGAGGGTCTAAAGAATATGAAGGGACAAGATATGAAAACAATTCAAGAAATACAGAAGGACTGGGCAGGGAGATTTGATACAGTCAGACTATCCAGCGGAGAGATTGTAGAGGGCAAAGCAGCATTCGAGATTTACCTTGAAGAGGGTAAGACAATTTACCAAGCGCTGGGCATGACACTCAAAGATTTCATAAGCGGCAAAGAGATATATGAATATTGCTTTGAGAATTTTATTCCAACAAATCCAATGAAGAAGGAGGTTAAGTAATGGGTGCAGGCAATTGTTATCCAGCTGCATGGAATGCAATCAACACGATAAAGAATGATGATTGGGTCGTGGTCCATGCACTGCGAGATATATTCAAGGGTGCTAATCACTTCGGAGGACATGCCTTCTTAGTTAGAAAATGGAAGGATGGAAAACTATTAGAGAATCCTATTGTTTACGATGACTGCATCAGCGCTAAATATATTGATGGTTCTGTCGATGGTGTTGTTGATGGGATGCCCTTCGATGAGTATGTAGAGAAAACCTACGTTGTAACAGAGGGTGAGTATGTTTACAAAGAATATACTAGAAAAGAATTAAACAAAGAGACTGCAAAGGATATGGTTCACATGCCATTTGATTTAGCTAAGGAACGATGGGCAATGAAGCCAAAAGAATTTGCTAAGAGATTCCCAGGGTATGAGAGCTATGTAGATTACATGAAGAATTATTATCAACCAACATTCGAGCCGCACTGGGTCAAGCTAATGGAGATGCACAAAGCAGATGAAGCTAAGAAAAAAAAGGTGTAACCTATTTCAAATATAAATAGTCTAAGTTACGTGAAGGAAGGAAAACAAATGGAAGAAAAAGAAATTGTTTGGGTAGATATATTCGGCAATGAAGTTAAGAGAGATGTGTACCAAATAACTGGTGCAGGTGCAGACACTATGAAATATAAAGAGGAGCTTAAGTAATGATTCAAGTAGGAGAAATGATTGCAGTTAGAACTAAAGATTTAACTGAAGATGAAGTTAAACAAATAGAGATAGCGTTAGTTAATACAGTAGCTACTTACGAGACGTTTGATGACTACATGTACAACTACTTAACACAAGAGGAGGAGTAATGATTCAAATTACAATCGATACAAACAACGCAGCGTTCGAGGATAACTTCCACTATGAAGTAGGAACCATCCTAGATAAAGCTGGGAAACTTATTTACAAAGTTGAAGAAGGAGGATTTGAAGTTCTCAAATTAAAAGATACTAATGGAAACACTGTTGCAACAGTAGAACTGGATGGAAAATAATGAAACATAATTTAAAAATGAGAAAATATTATGACCAATTTATTGATAAGAAAAAAACAGCATGGGACCAAAGAGTTCATGTTAGTTTTTATTCTGGAATAAATCATTTCAACAAAGACCAATACACAAGTTCACCAACAGTAACTGTCTCTGTAAGAGGTGTTGTTGGAGGTCAGAATTTATACATAACAGATATGAAGGACCTTAGAAAAATAGTTCACGACTTATCTTTGCTTGCAGAGATTGATGGGTTGTTTGTTACTGATAAAGAAAAAGATTATCACTTTTTGTATAACGAAAAAGGTGTAAAAAAAGATGTAACCAATGATGAGTTGGTCGAGTCTAAGTAGTGATGATAAAAAAGGAAGGTAAACAATGAGTGCGCAAGGGATATTCATTCTTGATGGGATGGACTCAAGACCTAAGAGCAAGAAGCAATTAAAAGAATTAGTTGCTGCTGGTAGGTTAGATATGATTGCATTAGAACAGGTCAGTATGTTCGGTGAACAGTTCACTGGAGTGTTGACTAAAGAAGCATTAGAAGAACATGGAGATATAACTTTTGTTGGACCAAGTCCATATAGCAAGAGAGATTTCTTCGGTAAGTTTTTCATTAACAAGAAGGGTGAAGTCAGTGTCAGTTGAAGTAACAAAAATTAATATAGAACATGTCAAAGAAATAAACGATTTAAAAAGAATTGTACAACAACTGTGGGCATGTTTACGACAAGGTTATACCTACGATGAAGCGCAAATACACATACAAGCATACATGAATGGCATGACAACAGAACGTAAGGTTGTAGTTGTTGAGAATAAGGAGTAACCATAATTAATTTATTAAGTCTAAACAATATGAAGGAAGGAATTAACAGATGACTTTATTACTTGAATATTGTATTACATGCAATCAAGAAATACTAGATACAGATGCGCTAGACAACAGCACGCTGGTAGGTATTTACGCGCATGATTGCTGTAAGTTTAAAAATTGCGCGCATTTAGAAGGAAGGAAAGTAAATGGATAACTTAATCGGACAAAGTTATAGAGAGTTCTTATCAACTCATAAAGATTATGAAAAAGCAGAGCAACACTATACAAACTTAACTGATGAAGAAGCAATCGTGTTTGTTCACAAAGATAAGATGATTGCTACTGCATTCAGTGGTAAAAAAGCAACACAAGACTGGAGCTACAGATTCAGAGATGAGAGAGAGCGCAGAAAATATATCCAGGATTACTTTGTTAAGTGCAAGCAAGCACAAGAGTTAAAGATAGAGAGAGAAGCTGCAAGAATCAAAAAGAAAAAAGAGTTCTTTGCATCAATCAAAGAAGGTGACATCTTTGTTGATAGCTGGGGTTACGACCAGACCAACGTTGATTATTATGTAGTAACTAAAAAACTAAGAGCATCTATCAAGATAAAACAAATAGGAAAAAATGTAGAGTATGGAGAGTTTGGTTCAAATAAAGTAAGACCTAATCCATTAAAAAAATATGGAGAAGAGATGACCAAGATTCCACAAGATGGTTACATAAAAATAGATGGATATAGATACGCTAGGTTATGGGATGGAGTTCCAGACCATGAGACCTCAGCAGGATGGGGACATTAAATGAAATTAAAAGATGTTATAGAACATTTCTATAATGGCAGTGATGAAATTATCAGTGCAAGATATGAAGGTGAAGAAGAAAGATATCTCTTTTACAATGGGGTGCAATTTACTACAGAACAAGAAGCATTCTATAGAAAAGTTAATTACCCTTTACCAATTATAGATATAGATAGTATTAGAAATTCATCAAAACAATTTTGTACTTGTAATTAGAAGGGATATTGTTTTGAAAAGTGTAGAAGGATTTATAATACTAACGATGTTCACTGCGTACATTACCTATTTGTTTGTAGGATTGTACACAATCTATGGTAACTGGCGTGAGTTAAGACATGCTAGAAAACAACAAGACTTATTAAAATAACTTGTGTATAATATACACTAGAGAATGTATAAGGAGGTTACGTTGTCAAGTATATGTTATAGCTGCGGCAGACATACACAGATAATAGATGCCAGGCATGTTTGTTTAAATACTTTGTGCAATATGTTTATGAAGCCACAAGTAAAACAGCCAGTCAATGTGTAACTAAATAAAATTATAAGAGTCTAAATATTAAAGGAAGGAATACTATGAGTGACCCTATATGGGATGATGACAGTCTAAACAAATTGATTGCTGACATGGGTAGTGGAGATATCTCTATCGATAATTCAGTCAAAGAGTTTATTCAAGACCAAGTCAAACAAGGCAAGATGGGTAAGAGGAACCGAAGTGTTTGTAGTGAATGCGGTGTCAAGGTACCTAAAGTAGCCAAAACTAAACTATGTACTAAATGTTTCATAGATGTGTTTGAACTATGAGTCAACCAAGTTATGAAGAGCTAATGTTAAAAGAACTTATGGAACTATCTACCAAGATTAAGGAAGATACAGGCATAAGAAATACAATGATAACTTATCTCTTCAATAAAAGAAATGAAACCAAGATGACAGCTTCAATGATTGCTAGAAGTGCTGGTATATCCAGGAAGCATGTCTATACAATAGCGAAGGAAAGAGGTATAAAGAATGGCGTACAATAGTAACGACTACTTAGAAGTAGAAGATAGACTAGATGCTTTTTATAAAGCACACCCCGAAGGTAGAGTCTGGACCGAACCAGTAAAAATATCAGATGATGGAACCATGATAATAGTTCATGCGTATGTGTATGAACATAAAGAGGACATCAATCCAGTAAGCACTGGACTAGCCCAGGAGTACAAGGGACAGAATGGTGCCAACAAAAATAGCTGGGTAGAAAACTGCGAGACATCTGCTATAGGTAGAGCATTAGCTAACTGGAAGTTCCAGGGTTCAGCTAAGAGACCAAGCAGACAAGAGATGGAGAAGGCAACAGGAGATGATTCAGTTGTACCTAAACCAGCAGCTGCACCTAAAAAAAAAGATACACCACAACAGACAATGACATCCCCTTCTAAGAATGAGATGGGTGAAATCATCCTTGACATGTGTGGTAAAGACAAGAACTTTGCAACAAGAACTTGGGAATTTTCTGTAGCTAGAATGAAACTCAAAGCTGGTACACCAGACAAAGTAACAGACTATACAGAGAGTGACCAAAAAGAATTTATAACAGTTGCTTCTGATTATATAAAGAAGCATAAAGAAGAGTTCGCTGCAAGAGAAGGCAACTCTGATGTTGTAAACCGCATCATTGAAAATCTTGATGATGTACAAGAGATAGAAAAATCTAACACAGATGATGTGGTAGTAGTAGGAGAAGATGATATGGCAGACATACCAGACGGACCATGGAAACAAAATCCAATTAGTGATGGGCAAGTAAACTTCATCGAGACCTTAATCAATCAAGCTATTGATAAAGGTAAAGATGACCTAGCTGCAGAGGCAAAGCAGTTCCTTAATAGCGGGACAGGCACACAAGGAGATGCTTCGACTTGGATAGACAAACTAAAGAATGTCTAGTCCAGCAGCACTAAGTCAGAAGCGAGTCAAGGAGCCATCCAAAGACTCGCAAGCTGGCAAGATATTAGAAGAGCTTAAAGCAATACGTAGAGTAGGCGGAGATTGGTTATGCGCTATAACATTTCAGAAGATGTTTATACCTACGTACTCACAAAGAATAAGAGACTTAAGAAAGATGGGACATATAATACATAGTCGCCCATGTAATGACCACGAATGGTGGGACCATCAACACAGTGGACAAGTAGCTATGTATATGTATGAACCACCTAGTAACCTTTTTGTTATGTCAGAGTCTAAGTAAGGAAAGGAAATTATGCCACAATTAAAAGATGCGACTGATTTAGAATTGCTACAAGAGATACTATCAAGGAAAACCAAAGAAGGTTCTCCAGTATTTAAAGAGCATACAATAATTCAGAAGGACCAATCATTACAGCTGTTAGGTATTATGGCTGCTGTTGAGATTACATTAGGTAAAGTTAAACCAGTACAAGAGGAGGAGTAGTCATGGTATTGGACATGTTAATAGAAGATGCTATAAAAGAATCTCCTATGTGGGAGGTTAACAATCCCAGGGTCCATGCTATTGCTAGAAATCTTATGCTGATGGTTACCAATTCAGATACTATTGAGCAAGATGTAAGCCATGAAGTATGCGGATACTTACTAGGTTTAATCAATGCGTATGGTGACCCTAAGTTTCAAGAACCTGTTGGTAATTACGAGGAGGAGAATGTCTAAACAAAAAAGAAACAATCCATTCGATGGACCAGCCATTGATATAAACTCATCAGAGTTTTTTGATATGGTATCTAAAGTTATGATTAATAAACATAACGACCCCGAAGAGGACTTTGATTTGTCCGATGGGTAACATTGCTGAATTCTATTGCAAACTATGTAAAGATATAAAACCTATAGATGGTGACACAGAGACATGTTATGACTGCAACAGAGGAGACATTTAACTTAGCTTCCTTTCGTAGCTAAGTAAGAAGAGACCTACACTATTGCCCTGGTGTAGGTTTTCTTTATACAATCTTTAAATTATCCCAACCCTTTTTATTTATAGTGAATGTTAGTACACCTGGATGGGACCAGAGACCGCTACGTGCTGTGAAGTCTAAGCTTTTATCTAAGCTAGGTGCCTGGAACCAAGTTCTATCACCCTGCTGTTTAGCTCTGAAGTGGTGGTAGTGTGCAGTAATAAGTATCTGTGCATCCTTAGCTGGTAAGAATCCGTACATCTGACCTTTCCACCAGTTCTCTATCTTAGCTTCTGCGTTCCCGCCGCCACCGCTCATGTGTCCATGGGTCCAAGCACAAGGTATATTTTTGATGGTCATAACCTGGTGAAATCCTTTAGGTATTATTACTTCTACCTTCTTGTATCTATCTGGATTAGCTGCCATTATCTCACGACAAATCTCAAGGTGCATAGTGTCAGTGTTATCTAATCTACTGGTAGCAACTTGACCCTTGCTGGTCCTGGATGCCTCACCATGGTTACCTGGAGCGCCTGCCAAAATTAATTTATCAGCATGCGGTAAGAATGTCTCGACAGTTTTCATCATCATGCTTCTTGCTAACGCGTACTGCTCAATAAGATTTAACTCTACATTATGTGGTTGAGATTCATAGAAGTAAGGTGTACAGTTTTCAGTAAGGTCACCTAATCCTATCATGTAAATCTCATCTATCTTTACACCAGACTTACGCAGCTCTTTAATTCTATTTACTGAATCTTGCAGCGCTATGTCATATCTTTTAATAGTGTTCTCAACTCCGTAGTCCTTCTTGCCCAGCTGCCAGTCACTCATAAAGAAACAGAATGCTGTATCACCTCCGAATGTTTTAGGTTTAAGCGGCGGTCTTTTCTTTGCTTGTTTAAATAACTCTTTAAAGTATTTATCTTGACCTGGATTTTTCTTTTTAACTACACCTTTAAATGCAAAGAAGGTTTCAACTGTTCCACCTTTAAGCTGCGTGTTCCAAGATGATGCACGAACTGAACCATCTATCTCATATTTTTCTGGGTCAAATCCCCAGTCTCGAAGTATCTCATCAAACTTTTCTCTAAAGTTTGGGTCAGTGCCTACATGAGTAAGCTCACCTTGACCAGTAGTTTCACTGATGTCGTAACCTGGTTTCCAGCCAGACTTATAAAAGTTATTACCCCATTCTTCTGGAATATTTACCATATATTAACCTCCCTGTTATAACTATTATACACATATAACAGTAGGATTCTAGGTTATGATATTAAGATTTAGTAGATACTTTTTTCTTTACAAACTCTTTAACTACTACTAAAGCTGCAGATGCACCTGCAATAATAGCTAACTGAACTGCACTAGCATCAACATTAACAAGAGGTGCTACTGTTATAGCTCCTACAAATGCTTCAGCAAATGTGTATCCTACTTTTTCTAATAGGTCTTTAAGTTCTGGTGTCATTGTATTAATTTTCCTAACTTTAATTTCTTCTGTATATCTTTAAGTATAACAAGAATCTCATCGACTTTATCCTCAAAAGAATTAGGTATATAGACAGCATCTGGTGCCTCATTAGTTACAGGAGTAGATAATTTTTCTATAATGTGTTGTCTCCAAGAATCTCCTGGACACGAAGTTTGTTTGAAGGAACTGTGTGGTCTTAGTTCTCCGCCTACTTCTTCATAAAGTTTTCGGACAGCTGCAATAGCTTTATCTGAAGGTTTGTCGGTAGGATTGCTGCCACCCAGCCAACACACAGCAACATAATGCTTATTGTTGTAGTTAATTTCTTCACGATTGTTACCTCCTTGTGCTGCACTTCTATTTCCAAATCCTCTGCCTTCATATACTTGTCCCGTATCACCAACTAAAAAGTTATAAGCTACATCATTCCAACCTCTATCGTTCTGATGTAATGCTTGTATTTTTTTAACCTGGTCCATCTCTGCCATGTTTCCAACAGCAGTAGGATATGCGGACCAATGAATAACTAATCCTTTAACTTCACCTAATTTAGAAAAAGATTTCTTGTTAGGTTTAGCACCCCATATATCTCTAGTTATTATTTTCACAGTGGTAACTCCCATACTTACAGTTACATATAGTTATATTAGTATAACCATTATCAGCTAGATATGTTCTACATTTAATGTCCATGATTATCCTTTATTTTTTTTTATACTTAACCACATTACTATTAATAATTCAATCACTTGTTATTTATCGGACAAGTGTTACACATTCCTGTACATAAACCACAAATCATTAGCCACCTATCTTCCAGATTATCTCTGTAATCTCCGAATCAATACCTTGTATTATATTTAATACATCACTAACTTTTGCGTTTGCATTTATTACTTCTACTTGCAATGCTGTAACTTGTTGTTGTAAATCATTAACTGTTTTAAATAACCACCCTACAAGTGCAGCTAAACCACCTTGTAATACCTGGTTAAGATTTATCTTTGCTTCCATATTCCCCTTACATACTTAAGCTGCCAACAATCAGTATGACTGTAGCAACTAACCCTAGTACTTTATAAAACTCTGCTTTGTCTAACTTGTTATCTAATTTTTCTTCTAGTCTATCTAATCTCTCAATGACCAATTTTAATAACTCCTTCTGTGTAAAACCATTGTCGTGAGTACTCATAATTATGGTAGGTCCTCGTGAGTTATCCAATCCCAATCTTCTTTATAGGATGCACGATTATCCCAATCGTATTCGCTTATTCTTTTAATAAATCCGAGAGTTTCTTTTAAAAAATAACCTAAAAGAAATCCTATTAAATAATCCATACTAAAGATTTTATCATATAGATTTCTATTTACGACCAGCTAACTGTTCCACTTGTTTCTATTTGAATATATTTTTCTGTGCCTACTGTTTGTTCTCCACCAGCTGATGAAGCACCACCTGCTAATGTTGCTGAATATGCTGCTGGGTATCTAAGTATAACTACTCCAGAACCACCATTGCCACCTACATAACCAGAACCTACGCTAACAGCTCCACCTCCACCACCAGAACCTGTGTTAGCTGTAGCATCATTACCATTATTATTAAATCTTGACCCAGCACCAGCTCCTCCTGTTCCTGCTGCACCTGCTGAACCAGAACCTGCTCCACCACCACCACCACCTGCTCTTGTGACTGCTGTATTAGTTATAGAAGATGATAAACCATTTCCACCAGCACCACCTGGTCCACCTCCACCAGAAATATCTACTCCTTGGGCAGATGCTCCTCCACCTCCACCACCACCAAAATTAGTACTACCATTACTACCACCATTTCCACCATCAAAACCTTCATTAGAAGTACCAGATTTACCACCACGAGATGCACCACCATCACCAGTAGAACCACCTCCACCACCAGAACCACCTGTTCTTGCAGCTCTCCAATAATTTCCACCACTACCACCACCAGTAGTACTTACTGTAGAAAATACTGAACTGTTACCATTTCCAGGTTGTGCAGCATTAGTAGTTTTAGCACCACCACCACCTACAGATACTGTATAACTTGTTGAAGCTGAAAGTTCCAATGGAGTTTCTGTTGTAGAGTTTTCTCCAGAAGTTTCAGATGCGTAACTATTTCTATAACCACCTGCACCTCCACCACCGCCAGCTTGGTTAGCTTGTCCACCAGCAGCAGAAGCACCACCACCAGCAATAACCAAATAAGCTACTTCTAATGGGGGTAATCCACCTTGAAATCCAAATCGTGTTGCACCTAATGGCATTTGAACTCCTAACTAAAGTCTAATAATGAATTGATTAAGGGTGTTGAAGCATCAAAGAATAAGAACGATACTAAGTCTATGTCTGCTGCACCTGTACTAAGTGTAAGACCAGCAGCTCCTGGAGTTAGTCCTGTAACATTACCACCACCATTAACTGTAATAGCGTTAATAGCCATAGTCCTGCTACCTGTTCCATCTTGTGTTACTTTTAATGTAAATGAAGAAGTACCATCTGTTGGTACATTTGTAAAATCTATGTCTGTTATGTTTTCTGATAAAGTAACTGCACCTGTATTACCATTAGATAAATTTATTGCAATAACTCCAGAAGATGATGTAACAGCAACATCAGTTTCTTTGTATGCTTTAAGTTCTACTGCGTTACCAGAAGTCTTTTCTGTAATATTGTCAACTTTTAATTCGCTTGACATTATTCAGCTAGTTCTTCCCAAGCTCCTGTGTTGTCATTCCAAATATATTGTTTACCATCATCTGGCATATCAACTGGTGCTTTCCAAGACCAAGTATCTTCATCTAATATCCACTTGCTATAAGGTTGTGGTGCTATAAATACATCATTGTCTGCATCATAAGTATATCCTATACCTGCATAGTTACCTCTAAAAGGAGTTCCATCTCCACTATGTGCATTAGCTATAGTGTTATAGGAAGTTCTTTTACAAGTCTGTCCTCTAAAATCTCCATACCATTCTTCCCAGTCAGCAAATCCTTCTGGTAAAGTTTCTGTATTGTCCTCATTAATACCAACAATGACTTCTGTCACTATGTTGCTATCGTTTATAAATGCGTAATGTGCCATAATTTTCTCTCTCCTATTATATCAGCTAAAACTGATTGTACCTGTTCCTGCTGTAATTGTTGTAACTTTATCATCTCCAACTGTTGCAGTTGTTAAAGTTAATCCAGATTGTGAAATTGTAAAATCATTTGGGTATCTTAAAATTACTACACCACTTCCACCTGCTGTTGCTGCACCATTCCCATTAGTGTTACCACCACCACCAGAACCTGTATTAACTGTGCCTGGTCCTGTTCCAGAACGACCACCACCACCAGAGCCACCATTACCTTGTGTAGAACCAGCATCATTCCAAGCTCCACCTCCACCACCACCTGCTCTTGTAACAGCAGAACCTGTAATAGATGAAGATAAACCATTTCCTCCATTTCCACCTGCACTAGAACTAGCAGACCCACCATTTTGACCAGCTCCTCCACCACCACCTGCATTTAAGTTAGAACTATTACCAGCACCACCATCAGAACCTTGTCCAGCAGTTCCTGTACTACTACCACTATTACCTCTATTTGCACCACCACCACTACCTTTATTACTTTCTGCATCTGTTCCAAATGTTGAAGCACCCCTAGAACCACCTTTTGAAGTTACAGTTGCAAATATACTATCATCTCCACTTGTTAAAATTGCACCACCACCACCTATAGTTGTTGTGTAATTTGTATTTCTTAAAAGAGTTAATGGTGTTTCAGTAGATGAATTACGACCAGAAGTTTCAGAAGCATATGAGTTTCTATAACCTCCAGCACCTCCACCACCTCCGTGTGAGTTTCCACCACCTCCACCACCACCAATAATTAAATAAGAAACTACTAAAGCAGGATAATCTTTCATTACTTTCCACTCTGTACCATCATAATATTCTGGAACAGATGTAGTAGAGTTGTATATTACATCCCCAGCAACAGAAGTTAAAGCATCTCTAGCAGTTGTAGTATATGACTTTAATCCAAGTGCATTATCTATAGCTACATTGTTCTGGTCATTTGTTGAAATCTTATTTGTTTTTAATTCACTCATTAGCTAAATGTCACTGTTCCTGTTCCTGCTGTAATTATATCTATTTTATATCCAGTAACAGTTGTACTAGATACAGTTAAACCTGTATTGCTTAATGTCAAAGTATTTGGATATTTAATAATGACTACGCCAGAACCACCAGCTCCACCATTGTATTGCCAGGCAGCTCCTCCACCACCACCACCTGTGTTAGCTGTACCAGAACCTCCATTACCACTACCACTTCCATTACCTCCACCACCATTTCCACCAGAACTTGAACCTGTGTTTCCACCACCTCCACCACCACCTGCGTAATAAACATCAGTAGAAATTACTTCTCCTACAGATGCTGATGTAGCTTGTGATGTAGATATTATTGTATTGATTGCACCAGCACCACCATTAAAACCTGCATTAGAAGTTGCATTCGTACCTACAGCACCAGCTCCTCCTCCACCACCACCACCAAAACCACCACTCGTGTAACCACTTCCACCATCAAAACCTTGTCCTGCAATACCATAACCTTTAGTGCCACCTATACCACCACCACCACCACCAGAGCCACCATTTTGTCCATTAGGTCCTCTGCTACCACAAGCTCCACCACCTCTTGCAAATATACCAATAGCTTCTGTATCGTTTCCATTTATATAAGTATTTGATGAACCACCTGCTCCTATTGTTACAGGATATGCTACTCCAGTAGCTAAAGTTAAAGAACTCTCTGTAGATGCTCCACCACCTGTAGCAGATATAGAACTACGCATACCACCAGCTCCACCACCACCAGAGCCATCTGCTCTACCACTAGCACCACCTGCAATTACTAAAAAGTCTGCTGTGAAAGTTGCTTCTCCACCTAAATCTTCCCAAGCTGAACCTGTATATACTTGGACTTTATTGTCTGTAGAGTTGTATATAGTATCTCCAGCAGCAGATGTAAGTGCATCTCTTGCTGTTGTAGTGTATGACTTTAAATTTAAAGCATCATCAACTGATACATTATTACCAGAGTATTTACCTATAGCGTTAGTTTCAAGAGTTGACATTATAAATCACTCCAAGCAGAGCCATTGTAAAACTGTACTTTGCTATCTGTTGTGTTATAGATTATATCTCCAGCAGCAGATGTCAAAGCATCTCTTGCTGTTGTGTCATAAGACTTTAAATTTAAAGGCACTTGCATAGCAACATTGTTGCCAGATGCTTTAGATATTGTGTTTACTTTGACAGTTACCATTAGATAACTACCAGTGTACCATTATTCGTTACTGTGCCTGTGATTGTGATTGGTCCAGCCATAACTGAACCTGTGTCAGCTGCAACTGTATAAGTAGCTGCTTGTGTTTGGTGATGTGTAAATATTCCACCTGCTGTTGTTAATGCAATACCTGCTTGATTCCAGTCAGCCATATCTGTGTTGTCTAACTCGTAGTGTATTCCATTAGCAATACCATCTGTAAGTGTAAAGTCTGAATCTCCATCAATAAGTGCAGTTGCTGAACCTACTGAACCTGGTTCAAACTGACTAGAGGTAGAGTTATAAACTAATACCTGGTCGTTTGATACACCAGAAGTAGATACATCTGATAAATCTCCAGCTGCTATTGTTATCGGTGCTGTACCATCAAAGTTATTTCCTGCTATTGCTCTTGCTGTTGCTAAAGCAGTAGCTGTTGCAGCATTACCAGTAGTGTCAGCATTTATTGTTGCGGGTAAACTTATAGTTAAAGTTTGTGCAGTAGCTGTTGTTTCTATTTCATTAGCTGTTCCTGCAATAGTTAGCTGTTGTGTATCTAAATCTATAACTGTAGTAGCAGAACCATCTCCAACTGTTAAGTTATCATCCACTGATACAGAATCAACATAAGCTGTAGTAGCTACCTTAGTGCTGTTGTCTCCTGCTGATTGTGTTGTAGCTGTTACTCCACTTGCTAATACAGAAGTAGCTGTAACATTACCAGTTGTATCTCCAGTTACATTACCTGTGACATTTCCAGTTAAGTTTCCAGTCACATCTCCAGTAACATCACCTGTGACATCGCCTGTTAAGTTTCCTGTAACGTTTCCTGTGACTGCACCAGTAACGTTACCAGTTACATTACCTGTTAAGTTACCTGTTACGTTAGTTGTTATTGAACTTGGCAGCCCTATTGTAAATGTTTGACCACTTAAAGTTGCTTCAACTTCATTAGTAGTTCCTTGTATTGTAAGTGTTTGACTATCTAAATCTACTGCACTTGTAGTAGAACCATCTGTTATATCTAAATCTTGTGCTGTTGTTACAGTATCTACATAAGCTGTTGTTGCAACTTTAGTAGAGTTATCTCCAGAACTTTGTGTTGTTGCTGTTACTCCATCAGCTAGGACCGATGAAGCTTGAACTGTACCTGTGGAGTTACCAGTTAAATTACCAGTCACATCTCCTGTGACATCTCCAGTCACATCTCCTGTTACATTACCAGTGAGATTACCAGTAACATTTACAGTTATAGAACTTGGTAAACCTATGGTAAGTGTTTGACTTGATGCAACAGTTTCTATTTCGTTAGTAGTACCAACAATGTTTAATGTTTGACTATCTAAATCTACTTGTCCTGTACCACTTGTACCAGTGAAGTCTAAGTCTTGTGCTGTTACCTGGCTATCTACATAAGCTTTAATAGATTGCTGCGTTGCTACATGTACTGCACTATCAGATGACAAGTCATCTTCATCTTTTACTGCATTACCTGCAACTATTTGTGTACCAGCTGTATTAAAGTTGACATCTATTCTGTCGTTTAAATCTTCTATATGTTGCTGCAATGGTGCCATTCTCATTACAGAACCAGAAGCATGTGATAATCCAGATGTTGCAGCAGAACCTGTTAAATACCTATTGCCTATTGCAGATATAGTAAGAGTTTTAGTTCCCACATTAATACTACTTACAAGGATTACTTCTCTGTTAGTTGCACTATCTGGATTTAAAACTAAATAACAAGGTGCTGTTAATGTATTAGAAGCTGAATCTACTACAGAGTTCACTGTAAGTGTTAAGTCAGATGCACCGATAGTACCTGTTAAGGTTGTCTCATAAGCGTTTAATAAGTTAGTTTCTTGTGCTGTCATTCTATCCTAGTTTTCCTACTCCTAATAGTTCTATTCCTAATCCTACTCCAGATGTTGAAGTTTGTATTACTTTACTACCTCTAAATCTAACTAAGCAATAGCTTGTAACAGAACCTCTAGGACTTATCTCCTCAATAGGACTGCTAACATTTTCTATTATACCTCGTAATAAAGTATCTGGTCTGAATATCTCTAATTGAACATTCTTACCTTCTCTGTTTCTTAATGCCTGGTAAACCAAATCACCTTGACCATTGACTCTTAAAGCTTTTCTAAATGGTCTCTCTATCTGGTCAGATATATTGACAGGCATATCTACAACTAAGTCATTGACTAACTGGAAACCTCTAATAGCAAAAGCTAACATCTCTGGTGTCTGGGTAACATCATCAGTATTAAGTTCTATCTTACCTGCTATCCATCTACCATCTACTAATGTCATAACCTCTTCATCTCCACCAGTACCAGAAAATACAGAAACTTGTTCGGACCATGTAGTAGCAGTCGGACTGTTTATGTCAGAAGCAATAGTAGAACTGTATAATTTTACTGACCCAGAAGTTACTACATTAGTATTTAGTTTGGCACCTACCCACTGTTTCTTTTCTGATGTAAAGAAATCAGCAAGTGGTGTAATGATATATCCTGTAGCAACATAATTTGTACTTTCTCTATATGAACCACCAGCAGATACAGTAGCAAACAATCTGTCAGAATAGACAGCTATGCCTTTAACAATGCCGCTTTCAGCAAACTCTAAGTCTCTAGCTATACCACCTGTTGGTAAGTAGTATCGCCACAAATTAGTTTTGCTAGCGCTATCAATAATACCTGTATAGATACTATCTCTTGTAGATATAATTCTGTAAGGTGCCTGGTCTAAAGTAGAAGCTCCATCACCCCATTGTTTTATTAATTGTGCATTAATCAAGACATATAAACTATTAGCGTTAGTTATCTCTGCTCTATATAATCTACCTATCTTTCCACTAGCTGTGTTCTGATAAGTACCATAGAAGATAAATCCTTGTGCTGCATCTATTGCATTAGGTACTTCACCTTCTACAAAAGTTTGTCCTTTAATTGTTAATGTAGATGATTCATCTGCTAAAGAATATATATAGCCATCATCTGCACAAGCAAGAACTACTGCACCACCATCAGTAACATCTGTCCAAGAACTACCTGTTGGCAATGCTTTTATTGTTGCTGGATTAGAAGTACTTGTTACTTCATAAAGTTCTCCATTGGTGCCACTTGCAACTAATCTACCCTTCATACTCCATATATTGTCAAAAGTTTTGTGATTGTTATGTACTGCATAACTACCAGCACTGTTCCTTATGTAAATATCTCCATTAGCTACTAGGTATAATTTAGTTCCTAAGATAGCTATACCCGTAATATCATTACCAGCACTAGGAGTACCATCATCTGCAGCACTACCTGTTAGTGGTGTTGCTATTTTTTTTAATACAGCACCAGAAGAATAAAATATTTCTCCACCTAACTCTTGCATATAAAGATTTGTTTCAGTAGATGTTTGTACTTCATCAGTATCATGCAGTAAAGATACGTGGTACTCTTCACCAGCTTCTTTGCCACTAAATACATCAATACCTTTACTATCCCAAAACCTTGAGAAATCTGTATCAGCTGCGTTTCTCCTATGTGCTTTATCTAAACCACTACCTCCAGCGAAATCTGTCCTGGAGAATATCTGACCAAACTCTTGTTGGAAATCTTCTGGTGTTTCTGATGTTTGTATAGCTTGTGCCTGGAGAGGAGCAGTGTTTATATTCATCTGCCTTCCTGGTCCAACAGCAAAGCGTAAGAATAAGTCATCTAGGTTTGCTTCAAATCCTTGTGATTTAGGTTCAGATGTATTAGATGGTGAAGGTAATACAGCCATTATGCACTGTAGTTAATGTTGCTTATTGCTACTGCTTGTGGATATAAGCTGCGTAAATCTCCTCTTGCTTCATCAATAAGTAACGACCTTAATCTTAGCAAAGCGTTTCTTAGTCTTTCACCAGAACCAACTGGATAACTCTCTGCAGCTAATTTCTCTGTAATAAATTCTTGTGTCGAAGCATCTACATCTGTTGCTCCCATAATATCTGCTACTGCTCCTACCATAACTATTTGTTGGTAGTTATCTTCTAGCAAACATACAGTTGCTAAGTCATCTGTTTCAGTAGATGGTCTAGCAAATTTTCTTTTAACAACTAAGTAAACTGTTTTACCTAATGATGTATTAGAAAACTGTACAGCTGCACCTGTTGAAGATGGTGGGAAGTTAGTAAGTAATTCTATTCCAGCTGAAGTGTACTGCGCACCAGAAGAGTTTTGTACATAGGAGTTAATTACAAGAACTGTTGTTGCTGGTACTTCTGCAAAGGTAGAGTTAGAAGTTACATTGGTTGTAGTTACATTATATAAACTTGGGTATAGTCTCTCGATGTTATCAGCTACTGCATCAAACACAGACTTACGAGGAAACGTTGGGTTTACATATAAGTTTGCTTCATCTGCATGAGAAGCTGCTGATGTACCTGCATATCCTCTTGATACAGT